TCTTTCCCCGTGCCAGCGCAAAGCGTTTGTTTTTTTTTGCCGTATCGCGGCGAGGCGCTCTGTCAGCGCCCGCCGCTGCTCCTCTGTGATTTGACGCTTCTTCTTTGGACGGATTGTAACCCAGCTGATCGGCAGAGCCGCCTCAAAACCGCCCTCGTCACAGCGAACAACCTCGGTTTCATCCTGATGCTGTGTACACAGGTCAGCCAGAGATCTGGCGACAGATATTTTGCTCGTATACACGTATGCCTTTTTGTCGGCATAGCTCAGGTTGATCGTTGTCTCCTGTTCTTCGATGGCGGTCGGCATGAGCGTAATGTGTTCATCCTTCATCGAAAGACCTCGTTGAGACGACGGCGAGCAGAACGACGCCAGTGAAGAGACCGATAAAGAATATGGCCACTACTCCAAGCATGCTCATTCTTCGTCCTCCTTCGCTGTTTCGTAGATCAGGTCATAGGTTTTGTTGGCGTTTGAACGTATTTCGAAGTTCTCGAGACCGCATTCTTTCTTCGCCGCCTCGACAGCGTCCTGAAAATTGGAAAATGTCTTTTTGCAAATCATGAATTCACCTGACTTGTCTCTCGATTGGGCCAGCCATTTCTTGGCGACAGCTTCAAGAACATCGTCTTCAGCATAAAAGCTGTCCCACGCGCCGGCATCCCTGGCCAAATTGCAGATCAGCTGACCGAGCCGCCAGTCTGGCACGAGATACCAGACGCGGCGGATGGTTTCGATAACGCTATGGATTCTGTTTGGATCTCTCATTTTCTTTCTCCGTGGCGATTGGTAAATCAGATTGATCGTTGAGCCAATACCATGTGCAGCGAGCCGGCATGCCCTCTTCTTTTTTGTCTTTGAACCAGCAGGTTTCGCACTTGTTAATTGAGCACAGCCATTCGGCCATCACTGGCAAAGGCATCTGGCGAAGCACTTCAAAGTTGGTCATTTTTCAAGTGCCTGAATTTCGTGGTCAAGATACCACCGGGCCTTCTTCAGGTCCTGCAGTTTATTGCCTTTATGATCGGCGCGGGTGATGTATTTGACGACGTTGCCGAGGCAGAAATCCAGACCTTTCGCTTCGATAAAATCGATGGTCTCTATGCCGCCGACGTTGTAATGATCCGGATGATTGACAGCTTCCTTCTTCGGCTTTTCGGCGGCCTCCGCTTTTGCCTTCGTTTTCTCAAGCGTATCAACCAGCCACTTATCGAAGCTGTTATCTTTCTCGGATTCAGGTTTCTTTTCATTCGCGGCTTCCTCATCATCGAGGAGCGACGCGAGAAAATCGAGCGGGCCTACCTTTTCGCCCTGCGGGCGGGGAACATAGCTTGTAATCATTTTATACCTCCTGTAGAACCGAAGCCGCCGTCGCGGCCTGCCATCAGAATATGATCGTTCGTAGCGATGCCGTACGGCAAAAGGATGCCTTGCGCGAAACGGTCTCCCGCGTTCAGCTCAACGGGCGTATCTGCCACCATTTTGATGGCGATATGCCCTTCGTTTTTCGCGTTGAAGTAATCGCTGTCGACAATGCCGACCGTGTTCAGCAAACGCAGCCCGTACTTGAAGCCCAAGCCGGAGCGGGGGAACAGCGCCAGCATCCAGCCCTTGTCGAGCCGGACACGGATGCCCGTGTGGATCAGCACCGGTTTGTTGGCTATGATCAGCGATTGCGGCAGATAAAAATCATACCCCGCCGAGCCGGTTGTGGCCCGGCTCGGCATGTGGATATCTGCGTACTCGAGCGGTTCCGCGTCGGCGGAACCGTAAACATCCAAGGCGTACTGCTCCTTGGATACCTTCATGAAAGTAGCTACATTCAAGGCTTTTCTTCCTCCAAAACAACGGGAAAACGCTCGTATTCGGCGAACAGTTTGGCAGCCGTCTCTTCATCGAGATGGCTGATGGTGACCGTATAGAGGGGTTGAGGGATTTCAGGAGACACAGAATCATCTTCTTTCTGCGCAAGCAGGGCGGCAACGGCAAGGTCCTGCGTGATAGAGCCGGCGATACCGTCGGCAACGAGTTGACAATCCAGCTGGAATTCAGTGACGGCGCGGACGGTTTCGGAACCGTACTTGCCGTCCGCGCCGTCTTTGGATAGGCTGTAGCCAAGCTCCATCAGGTTCTGCTGCAGGACGCGCACATCGTCACCCTTCGAGCCGCGCTTCAAAACGCGGTAATAATTGGACGTATATTCCTTGATCGGCTCAGCCGCCAGCTCGTCATAGAAAATCTGCCCAAGCTCCGCGCGTTTGCGCTGGTTTTCTTCCGTAGTGTTCGATGGCTTTTCATACATCAACAGAAATACGTCCGACGCCTCCCTGACGGAGGTTGCGGCCATCAGCTTACGCATGACGATTGAATAATTCTCGAGCTCGCGGCAGATAAAGTACAGCTGAAACTGCAGGCTGCCGATCGAAACACCCAGAACTTTGGCGGCGGCAAGCATATTCTGCTTGCGCGTGCGATAAGTCCACTGGGCGAGGCCGTAGCCGGCGTTATCATCGGCAAAATGCCTGTATTTGTCAGAATCGACGGCCTTTGTGTATTCCTGGTCTGTCATGCCAAGGGAACGCTCGTAGCTGTTTTGCAGGTTGACGGGGTTCAGCCCGGATTCCGCCTGAAGATTGCCCATGACGCCGGCCGCGGCATAAGCGTTGCCCAGAAACGAGACGAGCTCGGACCAGATTTTTAATTTGGTTTCTCGAGTGGCCAAGTTACCACCTACCTTAGTCTGTTGTCGTAATAATCCTGCAGGCAATAGGCGAGTATTGCGCACAGGAAGAGTATGAGGATCCAGAAAATGCTGTCAGATATTGCTGTCATTGTTCCTTACCCGTCCAGGGGCCGACGCCAAGAGACATTTGAAACCCGCGACCACACTCTTGCGTGCAATGGAAGACGTTAGGAAGCTGCGCGAACACATCGCGGGCAACATCTTCCATGAGCATCGTCTTTTTGCCCTGATAATCAGCCAGATTATCATCAAAGAACTGCACGGGCGCAGCGTTCCAGATGATGTAGGTAAATTCGCCCAGCGGGCTTTTGACATACTTCGTATCGATCAGCGCAGGGTTGTTTTCAAAGGCAGTGGCGTACACGTTGACGTACTTGTCGGAAACAGCGTTGCCGGGGATGACGCAGATCTGCACGGTGACATTGCCGAACACGGCTTCTTTGACGAGCAGCTGCTCAAGCGCCTCCGCCTTGACAGAACTTTCCACATATATGTTGATCTTCTGCGCTTGCTGATCGTAGACAACTTCGACGGCCGGATCGAACCTGAACATCGCCTTCAGCTCGTTCGCGAACGTGATCCATGGGGGAGATAACTGCAAATTGTCCATACTCAGGACCTCCAATATAAAGAAATTGCAGCGGTCGGCCCGCTGCGGAAAGCTGGCGGAGGGACTTGAACCCTCAACCTGCTGATTACAAATCAGCCGCTCTGCCGATTGAGCTACGCCAGCGGAGCGGAGGCAGGTGGATTCGAACCACCGCGCGGCGCAAGCCGCCTATCGGTTTTCAGGACCGACCCCTTCAGCCTCTTGGGTATACCTCCATCAGCTTTTGCCGCCTGAAGAAAATGTACAACATACAATCTCGCACTGCACCCCGTCGACCAACCGTTTATCGGGCCGATACACGTGCCTGCACATTTCTTCAGACGGCCATTGTCATTCTTCCGTGAGGAGTTACGCTACGCTCACATCAGCCGTTTTACTTTACGGCAACCGGCTTGCCGGCCAATACGGGCAGAGGGACTCGAACCCTCACCGCCAAAAGGCGAGCGGTTTTTAAGACCGCTACGTAAGCCATTCCGTCATGCCCGCAAAAGCCCGCCGAGGCGGGCGATTAATCGAGAAGATCAAAGAACTCTTCTTCCGTTGGCTCTCTCGCGTCTTCTACAGGAGACGATATGTCAAGCCCGCCGACCTGACACAAGTCTTCGAAAGCGCTCAAGTTTATGTCTGCCGCGTTCCACGTGATAGTGCTCGGCGCCTCCCACAGTTGATAGCCAGACGTTGTGCCTGCATAACTGCTGATCGTCGACCATGCCATTGGCGCGGTCGATGATGTGGCGGTCGTCCATGGTTGCGCAAGTGTCTGCGAGTCTATCCAATTTAAAAAACCACCTGTCGGCATCACGAATCCTCCAACAGTTTCATTAATTGATCCCGTTCAGGCAATTTCTCGTCAAAAACGGTGACAGTTTTCAGCGTCGTCCTGATGTTGGCGACGCTCTTGTAGCTCATGAGAGGAACCAACAAAGGATTGGAAATATCAGTACTACAGTAAGCACTGAAATCAAAACCATCCACGCCGGATACTTCGAGCCGGATGATCGGTTCATCATCCTTATCTGTGATCAGGATCTTTCTGGCTTTGCTCAGCCGCTCTTTTAAATTAAGGTCAGTCATACTTCAGCAGAAACTCTGGATCGACAGCCTTGAAGCTCTTTCTGCCGTCGAGCGAACGACAGACCAGGCCCTCCCGCAGGGTCTCCGGGTTGATCGCGGATGGACCATGCGCGGCGGCGATCATTTCGTCGACGGTGGCCGGGAGCTGTTTCTTTTCGTACACGATTGGCACGAAGTCAATATCGTAGCAGGACAGAATGCCCTTCGCTTTCGTCGAGGAGGCGCGAACGCCCTGCGCGATCAGATTGAAGGCGTAAAACTGCGGACCAGTAACCTTGTATTTGTTCTTCTGAATCTTCGGACCCAGACACTCGCCCTGGATGGCGATCCAATCGTTGTTGGCAATCAGGTTCATCAGCTTCTCCTTGAGCTTATACTTTTCGGAGACTTGCCAATAAACCGAACCGTCGTTCACGGGGAGACGACGGTTCCTGGAGCAGACGATGTACTCATATTTGACGCCGAAGAGCCGTTTATGTTTGACGAGCGCGAAGGTGCCGGAGGTGCCGTCTACCTTTTCCGTCCAAACATAAGGCTCCTTGTCTTCCAGATACCACGGCGCGGACTGGATGCGCGTCTCGTCCGTCTTCGAAATGAAGGATGGAAAGCCCTCCTCTTTCTTCTTGCCGAGCACAAGGCGCCTGAACCAGGCATACTTGCGCAGAAACTTCGGGAACCTGTTTAATTTCGCAGAATCTTTGCGGCTTGCTTTGGATGCGCCGCCTTCTCCGACCGGATCATCCATGTCCGGCTCATACTGTTTGACGCCCAGTATTTGTGTGACATCCTGACCGAGAATGTACTGCCCGGCAGGCAGTACAGACATCGGGAAGCAGATGCCTTGCGAGATGACGCCCGCCATTTTCATGGTTTTGATCCTGAAATTCTTGGACCTGAGGAATTCGAACTCCGGCTTTTCAGGGAGCACGGAATCGATCTCGATATAAACGCACTGATCGCCGACGTTATAGTCGGCTTTGCGTACGATGACGCGCCAGCCAAGCACCGTTGCCAGGACGATCTGATCTCTGTCGGGGATCGGTTCGAGCGCGTCAATCCGTTGTACTGTCGCTAAGTGTCTCATTTGATTCTCCTGTAATCGGGTTGATCTTTGCATAGATATCGCAATAGGTGGAATCATATGGATCGTCGATGGAGCAGATGTACCATGGTTTGGTACGGTATTTGTTGTGCGTGGTGCCGGACCAGTTGGACGAGCCCTGCCGGGCATGGATATACAGCACGTCGTTCCTGCCGACAAAGCGGTTGAACATGGCTAAGTTGTCTTCAACCTTTTTGCCGCTGTGCCGCAGAATGTACTTGACCATTTTGCGCGCTTTACCATGCAGGTTCTCCCAACGGATACCAGCAATGTCGTATCCGTTTTCATCCATGACGTAATACCGCTTCAGCTCTTTCTTCGTACGGCTGCTGTATGCGTGCCAAAACGGATTAAAAGACCAGCGCGGATGAGCTTCAACCAGATTCCGCAGGTCGTCGCTCAGCTTCATCTTCTTTGCCGCGGCGATCTCCTCCGCGACGATCGGCTTTTCATCAGACATCAGGCGCAGACCGCGCAATCTGTCGACAGAGATGCCGTTTTCACGCATGACAGTGCCAAGTGTTTCTATCTGTGCATATGCTCCAAGATCCATATTGTTTTTCCTTTCTTTTATCGCTACGACGTCTCCAACTGGTTACCGGAAGCCGCATGGATACAAGACTTCGTAGCTCCAGCCGTTGTTAAGGCCTGTTAGCGGCCGCGTTTTTATCGGCTTCACCTTTTGCGGACGCATCCGCTTTCCAAACCAGCGGGCTCCAAAGAGCCGCCGGACCCAATGTATTACCAGAGGATATCGTCGATGGATCCAATGATCCCGTCGCAGACCTTATACTTCATGCAATCCTCAGCGTTCAGCTCCCAATCGTTCGCCTTCTTGCGGTTGAGCGTCGCCTTCGGGATTTCGGTCTTCGTGAGAATATAATCCTTCATTTTCTTCAGGACTTTCTTGTAGGACTCGGACGCGTCGAGCACCTTACCGGCGTCGCCCTCGAAGCCGGCAGAGCCCTCATGAATGATCATGGTGGCGTTGGGCGTCATGAACCGCTTCTGGCCGGCCATGAAGATGAGCCCGGCCGAGGAGTGTGCGACGCCGATATTGTAGGTGTACACAGGTGTTTTGGACGTCTGGATCGCGTCGACCAGCATCCACATGAAATCGCCAATGCCGCCATAGGACATGATGACGATGCGGATCGGCTTGCGCTCTTCAACAGGTTTGCCATAATCTTCCGCGTTCCAGAGCATAATCTGCTTATGCAGGCGGAGCATGGACTCATTGACGTCGGTCTCCAGATAGATGACGCGGTCCTTAAGCAGCTGATGGTATGCGAGGTAATCAGGATCGGGGAAGTTTGGATCAGCGGACAGGGCTGAAAGAATTTCCGACAAGGCTTCGGTAATAGACATTTGTTCAGGCATAGAGTACCTCCAGATTGAATTGATTACTGCGGCGGGTCCAGCAGATCGGCCAGCTTAGCGGTTTCAGACCGCACAGATTCGCGCAGATGCACGTAACCGAACAGCCGGTTGCCCTTCAAGCAGTTGACGGCGGCCAGCAGACCGTTGTCCCGCTCGAAAGCTTTCGCGTCGATCTGACGGAAATCGCCTTCAAGCACGAGCACGGAGCCTTCGGACACGCGGCCAAGCAGCAGCTGGACGTGCTCGCGGGTCAGGTGCTCCGCCTCGGAGCAGAAGATGATCGCGTTCTTGATGTCTCTGCCGCGCAGGAAGCCTAAGTGAACGACCTCGATCTTGCCGTGCTCGATCATGAAATCAAGCTGATCCTTGCCGCCGATATGATCGGCCAGTGGCATGGCCCAGACGGACATCTTGTCGTAGTAATCGCCTTTCAGATGACCGATAGGGTTAGAATCTTTGACCTCAATGTTGTTGCGGACCCAGACGATCTTGTCAAAGGCGCCGTCCTGCAGGAGCTTAAACGCGCAGGCTGAGGTCAGGAACGTTTTGCCGGAGCCGAAGGAGCCGGACAGGCATTTGACGGTGGTCGTCTCGTCGAGCAGCAGATCAATGGCGCATTCCTGCTCGGCGTTCTTAGCCCTTACCTTGCCGAAGGCGGAGCTTTCGACAGGCTTGCGCCAGATGGGCTTATACTTGCCATCCTGCCACTTGTATTTGTCGACGACGTGGCCGGCTTCATCCGTCAGGAACAGGTACTGGTTTTCAGCCAGGTCGAAAACGTTACAGGTTTTGTCTGCATAAAGCTGTGCGGCTTCCGCCGACAACGCGGAAGCCGCCAGGATACCGGTGTAGTCATTAGGAAGTGTCTTAATAAACACCACCCCTTTGCAGTTATTCTTTCGCGATGAATTCCTTCCACAAATCAGGGTTGGTCATATCTGCGATGCGATGGCGGATGGCCGCATACTCATCGGCCGAGAACTCCTGAGCGCGTTCGGCGATCGGCTGCTTCTTCTGGCCGACACACTCAAAGCG